ATACCCGGCGCAACCGTTACAGGACCGACTGGGCCGACCGGCTCGCAGGGACTACCCGGCGCAACCGCTACGGGACCGACTGGCCCGACCGGCTCGCAGGGGATACCCGGCGCAACCGTTACAGGACCGACTGGGCCGACCGGCTCGCAGGGACTACCCGGCGCAACAGTTACAGGACCGACTGGGCCGACTGGCTCGCAAGGGATACCCGGCGCAACCGTTACAGGACCGACTGGGCCGACCGGCTCGCAGGGACTACCCGGCGCAACCGTTACAGGACCGACCGGTCCGCAAGGCCCGACCGGCGCTGGAGGCGCCAGCTGCCTGACCAGGCTCTGCGATAGTGACAAAGAAGGCTCCGTATGGGGCATCGATACAGATACCAGCCCCACCGGCATGGGGAAATACGCATTCCAGTTTGGCCGCGGCTCACGCGCGGGCGGCGATTGCTCAGTTGCGTTTGGATGCGAAAACATCGTCTCTCCCTCCGGACAGGGCGCCTTCGTGGGCGGCGTAAACTCAATAGCCGACGGTCCGGTTGCCTTCGCGTTTGGCTACGACGCATATGCCAGCCATGAAACTGTTGCGATGGGTGTGCATGTAAGCGCAACCAACGAAGGCGCGGTCGCCTTTGGCGGCAACTACTATGAAATCCCCGAAGGCTATGAAGAATTGTTGGCAGGCAGAAGAACCGTCGCAAGCGGTAAATTCTCCTTTGCGGCAGGGCTTGCGAACACCGCGAGCGGATATTACTCCGTCGCGGCAGGCGCTTTGTCCACCGCGGGCGGCGATGCCTCCGTTGCGATGGGCGGCGCTGTTACCGCAAGCGGAGATGCCTCTGTAGCGGTAGGCTCCTTAACGGCCGCATTAGGCGAAAGCTCTGTTGCGATGGGCCTTGAAACAATCGCGAGCGGCGATTTCTCGGTTGCGGCAGGCGCTTATTCTACCGCGGGCGGCGATGGCTCTGTTGCGATGGGCTATGGCGCGAACGCAACCGGCGCCGGCCGGATCGCCCTCGGCGGTTTCAACAGACCTATGGGGCCCAATGACCTGTTCGTTATCGGCAACGGCACGCAAGGCGCCTATCCCGGCAACGCCTTCCGCGTCAGCACGACCGGCGTGGCCTATGCCAGCGGTTTTGACTCAACCACCGGCGCGGATTACGCCGAAATGTTTGAGTGGATCGACCGCAACCGCGGCAACGAGGACCGGCGCGGCTATTTCGTCACTTTGCAGGGCAAGTATATCCGCAAGGCAAACGCCCGGGACGATGTGCTGGGCGTGGTGTCGGCTTCGCCTTCCCTGGTGGGCGATACCCAAAGCGAGGAATGGCGCGGCCGCTATCTGCGGGACGACTGGGGCCAAATCATCTATCGGATGCAGAAGGTCACACGGGAGGCAATGGAATCTGACCCCGAAACCAAGACGCCACAGAAAGTAAGCAGGACCACACAGGAAATGCTGCCGGCGCTCAATCCCGCCTATGATCCCAACCGGGAATACAGGGGCCGCGGCCAGCGCCCGGAATGGGCTCCTGTCGGCCTGCTGGGCAAGATGATTGTCCGCGACGACGGCACTTGCCGCCCCGGCGGGTATTGCAGGCCCAATAATCGGGGCATTGGTACCTTCTCGAATGAGGGATACAAAGTGCTTGAGCGCGTAAGCGCTGACAAAGTGCGAATTCTGATGAAATAGCAGCCTTGAGCAATTGCCGATACCAGCCAGAATGCTGAAACAAAAAATGAATATGGGAGATGCAATCCTATGGATAATAAAGTTAAACGCCCTGTCAGCGGTTTTCGGCCCGCTGACGAATCGCTGCAGCCGACCCTATGCTACCCAAGCTTAGCGACCTGCAGCCTCTCCAGCTGCTGCGCGGGTTCCGGCGCGGGCCTCACCGGCCCCACCGGGCCCGCAGGCGGCAGCTGCGAGCAGCCCGCTTACACCTACGTGCGCAGCGGCGAAGCGATCAGCGTCGTCGACCCCGCCACGCGCGAAATCATCGCCGGCATCGAAGCGCCCTTCCCTGTCGCGAGAATGGGCTTCGACCCCATCCTGCGCAAGGTTTACCTGGTTTCCCAGGACGGCGAGTTGGCGGTGATCGACGGCAACACCAATACCCTCGAAGACGCCGTTGTGCTGTTGCCCGCGGGCGATTACACCGACAGCGCGATTGCTGTCAACCCGAACAACAGCCTGGTGTATATCGCCTCGCGGTACAACCCGTTCGTAGCGGTCGTCAATGGCCGGACGGATGAAGCGCTGCTTGAAATTCCGCTGGCAAACACTGGTTCCGTGGCGGTCAATCCGAACACAAACCTTGTGTATGTATCCACCGCAACCGGCCTTGCTGTCATTAACAGCAACACCAACACAGTCGTGGGCGATATTGATTATGAAGCGCAATCCGGCCTGAGCAATCTTATGGTCAACAACTGCAGCAACATGCTCGTGGCCGCCGACGGCGATACCCTCGTGCTCTTCGACGCCAAGCGCAACGAATTCATCAAAGCCGCGGACATCGAAGAAGGCATCCGCGCCATGGCCCTCGACCCCGGCCTGGGGTATCTTTATGTCATCGACGCGGCGGGCAATTCCGCCGGCATTTTCGACGCCTGTTCTTTTGCCAGGCTGGGCGACCTGGACCTTATCTCGATCATCCCGGATTATATCAGTGTTTCCGTCGATCCCCGCAGCCACATGGTCTACGTCACGAATATATCCAACGGCGCAACCCATATTGTCGACGGCGGCATGAATCAGCAGATCGCCGTGGTTCATGGCACTGCCAGCGCTTTCCTCGGCGTCGCTTCCTCCGTTACCCTGGCCTGCCCCAGCACCTGCGCGCTTTGCAGCGCCAACGGCCTGCCCGGCCCCAGGGGCGCCACCGGCGCGCGCGGCCCGCAGGGGGCGCATTAGAATAACGCAATGCCTACTCCCAACTTCCCCACAAAGCGATAATAGATGTCAATTTCCTGCTTTCTGGTGAATCTGTACCCGGTGCCCTCATGCACCACGATTTTCTCGATAAAGTCCACCAGAATGTCGCGGGTCAGTTCGGGGATTTCCCGATGGGGCTGCGCCAGCGCGAGAAATTGGTCGGTGTTGCTCTGCTCCACTTGTCGACCGGCCAGCTTTTCCTCCAGGGCGGCGATTTTGCCCGCGATGGATTTCTGCTCATCCTGATAGCCGCTGTACAATTCAGCGAAAGTCTCATCGGAAATGCTGCCGCTGGCGTTCTGCTCAAAGATGCGCCGGGTCAGTACACGCAATTGGCTGTCGCGCTGTTTCAGCTTGACGATGGCCTTTTTGTCATCCTCTGAGGTGTCCTCGTGGCCCTGTTCGACGTGCTGAAGGAAATCCTCCGGGTCGAAGCTGGCAGCCAGCACCATGCGCAAATTCGCCAGCACAGCCTCGCGCAGGCCCTTGTAGGGGATGTTGTGCCCTGAGCAGCGATCACCGTCTTTGGCGCGGTAACTGTGCCGTTGGCCTCCGCAATTGAAGCCGCCCTCGCCGCCGCGCATCTCGCGTGTGGAGGAATATGCCATGTTCCTGCCGCAGTCGGCGCATTTGAGTAACCCCGCGAACATGTTCGTACCATGCAAATTGTTGGTGCGGACTTTTGTTTTTGTCAGCCGCTGCACTTTTTCGAACAGCTCCTCGCTGATTAGGGCCTCATGCGTTCCCTCGACGATGATCCAATCCTCCTGTGGAACCTTTACAACAGTCGGGTTTTTAAAGGATTTTGTGGTTTGCCTTCCACTGACCATGTGTCCGAGATAGCATGGGTTCTTGAGGATTGTGTCTACCGAATACGACCGCCAGTCCCAGGGCCGCTCCGGGTCGACTCCTTTGCCGATTTTGCCTGTGCGGAGAAAATCAAGGCCCGATGGCGTGGGGATGCGCTGTTCAAAAAAGTGCTTCGCGATGGCGTAACTGCTCAGGCCGTCGGCGTACATCTGGAACATCTGCTGTACCACCGGCGCGACTTCGTGGTCGACTATCAATTTGCGTCTGTCCTGTGGATTTTTGAGATAGCCGTAGGGTGCTTTGCCTGCGTGATGCTCCCCGTTGATAGCCCGTGTGCGAATCGCCGACCGCACCTTCTTTGAAATGTCTCGCGCGTAGTATTCGTTGATCACAGATTTAAAGGGCATAATCTCATTATCGCCCTTGGCGCTGTCAATGCCGTCATTCAAAGCAATGAAGCGCACATCGTGATCAATAAAAAAAATCTCGGTGTAGAAGGCTACGAGGGCGTTGTTGCGGCCCAAACGGCTGAGATCTTTGCACAGGACAATTTTGACCTTGCCCTCCTCGATGTCCGCGATCATGCGTTTAAAACTCGGGCGTTCGAATGTTGTGCCAGAAATGCCATCGTCGATGTAGATGTGTTCTTCGCGCACGATAAACGCCTGTTCGCGGGCGTATCGCTGTAGCATACTCCGCTGGGTTTGGATAGAATTGCTCTCAGCATCGCCGCCGTCATCGCGGCTGAGACGGCAGTAGAGTGCTGCGTGGTTTGCCTGCTGTTTCAATCTTTCACTCCTTCCCAGCAGGAACCAAGGATTTGCCCGTCCATTATACCTCTGAATTTTCAGACAGGCAAGTTAATTCTCCTTGATTCTCAAGGGTTTTCTTCTCCAAATCGCGAAGCACCCGAGCAGCCAAAATCTGCCCGAGTGTTATCTTTTCGCCGAAGAAAGCGTTCACTTCAAATGTGCCGCTGTCGGTGTAAACCTGTTGATTGTCCATGCTGTTTATCCCTGCCATGTCTATGCATGTCAGTGGATGTCCTATTATAGAAGGAAAGCGCGTCCGGGACAAAATTTTGTCCGGCTGTAGATTTTTATGCCGGGTTGTGCTATAATTGAAAACGCGCTAATCAAACACAGGCTCAGGAAACTTTGTCCATGTCTGTTCTTGTATCCCATCCCGCCTTAGCATGCAAAAGCCGCCCTGCGCGGCGCAGGACGGCGTGAGAGACGTTTTTCAGCACAGAGGGGTTATGCCACCTTCAACAGCTTAATGGCCTCCGGCAAAATCAGCTTCCCATCCACACGATGCGTGGCATAGAAGCCCACTTGGTCATTCTGCGCAAACAGCTCATTCAGGACTTTGAATCGCACGTCGCGCCGGTCGGCAATCCAGTAGTAGGAAAAGTCCCCGAAGGCGATGGGCGTGGTGCCAGAGGCTATTTCCGGCACGAAGGGCGAGATATACACAGGCTTCCCAAGGATTGTATCGGGCATGCCCTCTTTGACGGCGGGCTGCCAAAGATACTGGCCGTTGTTGTCTTTCAGCTTGCGCAACTGCTTCAGCGTGCTGTCATGGGTCAGGAACTTCGCATGGATGCGGTACGGCGGCTTGATGCTGTGGAACAGATCAATCACATTGTCGAAATTAATGTTTGTGCTGGAGGCCGTTGTGCCTATTTCCGCACCGGCTGAAGTGAACACCCCGGTGGGCTTGCCGACGCCGTCACCGATACAAAAGGCTTCCTCCTCTTTGACACCGATGCGCCGGGCGAATTCGCGGGCGATGAAATTCTGGATGTTGAACGCGCTGTCATCAATCAATTCCGTCGAGGCCCGCATGAGCGTACCTATTTTATACGCCTGCAAAATCACCTGACCAAAGGCGCTGTCGCTTTCCGGGATAGCCTCGTTCTCTTCCATCCAGCTTGCGGTGCCGGACACCGTGGCGATTGGTACTTTCAGCTTTTCGTGGCTGGTGCTAACGATCTGCGCTATTTGCCGGAAGATGTTCTGTTCCGTGAGGGCTTCCACCAGCTGATTTGCGAATTCCTCCGGCACCAAATATCCGCCAGAAGTATCGGTGCCGATGGACAGCACATTGCTGATGGGCCGCCCGCGCAGCACATTCCAGAACGCCTCGCCGTACTCGTCTTTGGCGGCAGGCAGGGTCGCGCCGGGCTTGCTGACCAGGGGCTTCGACGTGGGCGCGCTCAGTTGATCCTTCATTTCTCGATGCCTCTCCATCATTTCGATTTGTTTTCCGAGCGCGGCGATGTCTGCGTCCATCTTTTCGTAGACTGCGCAGTCCTCGACGGATAGCTCCGTCCTTGCGTTCATGAACGCCTGTGCTTTCTCCCACAGCGCGCTGCGCTGTTCGTGTAAACCACTCAGATTCATGACTTGCCTCCTTGTAGAATTTTCGGTGTATAATATCCCGTCAGCGAAGCCAAATTGCACAGCCCGCTTGGCGTTGAAGCACTCCTCGGCATCCATCAGGCGGCTGAGTTCTTTGCGGGAAAGTTTTGTTTTCAGGGTGTAGGCGTTTATAATGCCCTCTTTTATCTCATCCAGCATCGCGCCGGTGCGTTGCATTTCCGTGCTGTCTCCGACAGCGATGGTCGCAGGATTGTGAATAACAATGTAGGCCAACGGGGACATGAGCACCCGGTCACCCGCCATTGCAATCACTGATGCCGCGCTGGCAGCCATGCCATCTATCTGCACAGTGACATTGCCGGGGTGCTCCCGCAGCAGCGTATACATCCGCGCCGCGCTGAAAACGTCCCCGCCGGGGGAGTTTATCCACACAGTGATGTCCCCGGCGTCAGAGGCAAGCTCAGTCCGCAGGCCTGCGAGGGAAATCTCATCAATATCGCCGTCAATTCTCAGTGTCCGCATCGCGCCGCCTCCCCATTTCGACCATGTTGCCGTTGATGTAATATGTGTCTCCGCCGAATTCCTCCGGGATGGGGTTCATGCGATCCAGCGCGCGCACTTCGTTCGCCGAAAGCCAGCCGTTCTGCCGCCCGATGGCGAAGCCGCGCATGCGCTTTTCGTAGTCCCCGCGCAGCAGGCCGTCGACATTGAAGCGAATCTCATGTGTTTTGCGCTCGGCGGGTGAAAGCAGCGTTTTTTCCATCTGTTGCTCCCACCTTTTCAACCAGGGATCAACGCTGTACTTCAAAAATTCCAATGCCTGCTGCTCAATATTGCTAAATGTACTGCGCTCCAAATCACCGATCATGTGCGGCGGGACGCGAAATATCCGGGCGATTTCATTCAACTGGAACCGGCGCGTTTCAAGGAACTGGGCCTGATCGGGAGGGATGCCCACGGCGTGGTACGTCATGCCGCCTTCCAACACAGCCACGCGGTGCGCGCCCTGCCCTCGGAACAGGGTCTCCCAAATGTCGCGGATCTGCTCGGGAGCGTCTTTGTTTAGCTCACTTGGATGTTCCAATATGCCGCCCGGCATGGCCCCGTTGCGGAAAAAGCTCGCGCCGTAATTTTCTGTGGCAATCGCCATGCCGATCACATTCTTGGCAAGCGCGACAGGCGAATAGCCCTCGAGTCCATCAAACGACAGCCCCGGTATATGCAGCACTTCATCGTAGCGCAATACTGTGCCGCCGCCTTTTTCCTCCGGGTGGGCAGCGTCTTTTTCGGGCCAGTAGGTGTAATATATTCGGCCGGTTTCATCACGGCTGACATCCATTTTATCCGGCAGCAGCGGGTATAGCTCTTTGATCTGCCCGGTGCTGTCGCGGATGATTTGCGCGTAGGCGTTGCCGTACAGCAATAGGTGCGACATCAGCGTCTCACGAAAGACAAAGCTAGTCATCTCCACGTTTGGCACAAAATGCAGTATGTCATACAGCGGATGATCGTCCGCGATCACCGCACCGGCCCCCTGATATCTATACAGCTGCAACGGCAGCGACGCCACTGCCTCCGATAACACCCGAATGCAGGAATATACGGCGGCGGTCTGCATGGCGGTACGCTCGTTGACGTTTACATCGGAAGTCGCGCGCCCGAAGAAGAACGGGCGGCTGGTCGACAGGCTGTTCTTCACAGGCTGCTTCTGTTTTCTGTTGAAAATCCCCATGGTGTCCCCTCACTGAAAAGAGCCGCCTTGCGGCGGCTCGGCTGAGAAAAATATATGCGCGGGCGCGCGGGGTTATGCGGCCTCGGTGGCGATTTCGCCCGTGGGGGCCACGTCGGGTGCGGGTTTCGCGGCGGGCTTCTTCTTGACGGGAGCCTTCTTCGCGGGTTTGGGCGCGGCAGGGGCCTCCTGCGGGGCTTCCACCGACGCTTTGGCGCGTGGGTCGATTCCTGATGACCAAGCCGAGTTTCCGCTGAGATTTTTACCCAAAAGCGCGCGCGCCAATTTGTACTCCGGCCCGATCATCCCGAGGGCGATGCAGAAAATCCTCATGCGGAATTTCTCGTTGTCGATGGCTTTGTTTTCGGTCTGAACACGCTTTTTTGTCTTGGCGGTAGCAGCGAGGCAAGTGATGAATTGTGCGTAGGCGTTTATGTGTTCGCCGTCCAACTCAGCGGCGAACCAGGGGAAGCTGACTTTTTCATCGTCCATCTCGATGGGGAGCGCATCGGCGGCGAGGGCCTTCTTGATGAGCGCTTCCTTGGCGGTGACCATCTTGGTCAGATTGTCGAGGGCTTCGGGCGTGAAATCGTTGGGGACTTCGATGCAGACGGTGTCGATGACGGGTGCGATTTTCTTCTTTGGCATGGGTTTTTCCTCCGTTTATTTTGTGATTCCCCGTGTGGGGTAGTCACATGATAAACGATTCTGCGCCAACAGTCAACCCGCTATACTAGACGAACATGAAAGCCGAAAAGCCTTGATATATATGACTTATGACAACTCATCCGGCTATTTCTCACCCGTCTTTTTCAGGTAGTCCGGCACCCCGGTTCCGACGTAGGCAATCGCCCCCTGCGGCTTCTCCTTCTTCTTTTTCGGGTTGACGTAGGGCTTCCACATCCGGGTCGTGTGGTCGAATTCCTCCAAGCCATCCGGGCCGATGGTCAGCAGGCCGTGGCTGTCATAGGGTGATCTATACTCGTTCCGGCGAATCGCGCCGTCCAGGGCCATGATGGTCGCGACGGCCCCGTCGATCTTGTCTTTGGATTTTTTCTTGCTGGGTTTGACGTTCGCCGCCGCATCCATTTCGACGTACACATTCTCGAACATCCACCGCAGCACCGGGTGCCCGCCGTGAATCAGCTTGCCGTCGGACACAATTTTATGCAGCTCCTTCGAAGGCGGCGATAATGACTTGTAGCCCTGCCCGAACTTTATCATTTCAAAATCCTGCCCCTCGAGGTTCTGCACCATCTGAATCGCGCCCCAAGTGTCGTACATGACTTGCTTGATGTCATATTTTTTCGCGAGGGCCTCCAGCTCTTTTTCGATGAAATCGTAGTAGATCACATTACCTTCCGTCACGTTGAGAAAACCATCTCTGTGCCATTGATCGTACAGCACGTTGTTGTTCTTCACCCGGCGCATCATGTTTTCGCGGGGAATCCAGAATGATGGAAGAACAATATACTCACCATTTGGCTCGTCATCGGGCGGCGGGAACACAAGAACAAACGCCGCTATATCATCCGTTGAAGCCAGATCCAGCCCGCCATAACAGGGCCTGCCATACAGGGCGGCTTCGTCAATGGGCTTGTTGCCCAAATCATATCTGTCCATCGGAAGCCACTTTTTCGACGAACTCAGCCATTGGCACAGGTAGAATTGCCGGAATTCATGCTCGAAGGCCACATCCTCTTTGGCCCGGAGCATGAAATTGTGATAGAATTCTTCCGGCACAGTGATGCCATACGAGGGATTCGCCTTTTTCCACACCACCGGGTCAGTCCAGTCAGCATCATCCGGCGCGGCGAAAACAACAGGGTACCACGTAGGATTGTGCTTGCGGTCGTGCAAAAGATCAAGGGCGTAGCAATGTTCAGCATAACAAACGCTGGTTTTATCGGTGCCGGACGTGGTGATGACAAAGTTCAGCGGCTGCGACCGGCCTGAATTGGCCCCCAGGGTCATTGTGTCGTATAGCTGGCGCGTTGTCTGGCCGACCAACTCATCAAAAACGCAGCCATGAACATTCAGGCCATATTTGTTTTTGATTTCACTGGAAATGGCGGCGTAATAGCTCCTTGTTTTCGGGAAAATAATTCTGTGCCGGGAATCCACGAACTTGCACATCTGCCGAAGAACAGGATTATCCTGCGCCATTTGCATCGCCAATTTGAACACGATTTCAGCCTGCTCCCGGTCGTTCGCGACAGAATATATTTCTGCTCCCTGTTCTCTGTCAGCGCAAAGCAAATATAATGCAATCGCCGCAGCCAACTCACTTTTTCCTGATTTCTTGGGGATTTCCACGAAACAATGTCGAAACTGGCGCTTTCCGTTGGGCTTGATAATACCAAAGATATCACGAACAAGCTGTTCCTGCCAAGGCAGCAGCAAAAAGGGCTTGCCGGCCCACTCGTTGGTCTTGATGTGCTTTAGTTGCTGTATGAACGCGACGGCGTGGTCGGCCCGCTTTTGTGAATAGCGTGAATCGTCGGCCATGAAGCGCGTGGGGGTATATGTAAACGACATGCTATTCCCCCTTCGCCGTCCGGCTGCTGTGACATGATTTGCACAGGCCCAGCAGATTATCATCGCGGTCTGTGCCACCGTCACCGGGCTTGATAATGTGATGGACATCGGTGGCCGGGGTCAGCCGACCGGTGCGCTGGCAATCATGGCAGAGCGGATGTTTGCCAAGATACGCCGCGCGCACCTTCTGCCAGCGGCGGTCATAATAGGCAGAGGCATCTTTTCGAACAGGCTTGTGTAGCGGGCAGTAGCCGCCCTCCCCGGCGTTGACCAGATTGGAACAGCCCGGCTGCAAGCAAAAACTCCTTGATTTATATGGCATTTCAATCCTCCAAATCCATTGTCAGCAGGCCGTGCATCACGTCGGCGTTGGGGTTCTCCCCGCCGAAACTGTACTCACAGTTCTGCGCGACCACAGCCCAAATCTTGTTCCAGGCGATGTCCGCCTGTTTGAGATATTTCAGGCTCATGTCGGTTGCCGGGTTCTGCGGCCATCGGCCCTGTTTGGTTAGCGTAATCAGCTGCGCCCGAATGATGGCCTCGCACTCGTACCAACGAAACTTCAACAGGGCGTAGTCGCTGATAAATTGCGGGTTGATGAGATGCAGGCACCCGGTGCGCTGGAGCCAAGTAACGGTGTCGCTGTAAATATCGTCGACCGTCGGCTCCACTTGCTCGATGGCAACAAAATCAGCCAGAAATTCCGGCGGCGTGGTGTCGGCGGGCAGGCCCTCGGCGAACCCCAGCACCTTCGGCGCGCGCTTGCCCGGCATATCTTCCATGATCTTGTCCGCGAGGGGTTTCTTTTTCCGGCCAGCCCCAGGACGAGCCCCGCCGTGTCCGTTTGCCATAATACCGCCCCCTTTTTGCCCATTCTATGCGACAATAAATTGTCCAGATACATGCCGCGCCGGGCCTGTCCGCCGCGCTGCCGGGCCGCTAAGCCCCCGAACCCCCAAGGGTGTAAATCCCCAGCCGGACGGGCTTGAAAGCATGGCTTGTCTTTCAAGTTTTCAATCGCCGGACAAACATGAGGCCCCCGGAAAGCCTTGTGTATCAAGGCCCTCCGAGGGCAGATGTATTGAAAGCGCGTTTCAAACGCCTTGAAATTGCGGACGCTCACGCGAGGCCCATGGACGCTCGACAAATGGATTCGCACAGGGATGTAGACCCCCCTTCCGTCATTTTGACGAAAATTCGGGGTATCCGAAATGTTCCAAAGTTCCATGGTTCCATGCCGGAACACACGATTATATATATCCGTTTTTTCGCTCTGTCTTGCTTTAAATGGGGATATATATATACATATATAGTAGTGATTCTAAAGGAACTAATGGAACATTATACAGAAATGGAACATTGGACATACTCTTCCTGTGCCGATTCCTGGACGAACTCGGAGACGTCGCAAGCCTTTGACAGCTTGAAAAAATCGACCACCCACGACCAATATGTCTTGTCCCCGTAGCGTTTTTTGATGCTCTTTTTGACGAAATAATCGGTATGCTCTAATTGCTTTAAAAACTGACTTCGCTCGAGGACTTCGCCGGGGATGTTGCACTCGCGGCAGTAGCGCGTCAGCTGATCATAAATGCTGCCAAGGCGGATCACGAGGAACTGCCCGTTGTTCTCGAAGGCGTAGTCCACGCCCAGTTTCAGCTTCATACGGGACATGATTTCAAATGTATATTCGACGCTTCCCTTGTTAAAAGTGCTGTCTCCGAGCAAATATTTGCACACGG